ATGAAAAAACAGCAATTTGTAGGGCGAGCGCAAGGGATTGAGGTGGTAGTGGAAAATGCTTGGGATTTTTCAGGGACGAAGTTGCTCAGTGAGGAGATGATTTGGATTAATGGGGCGCTGGTGCATCATAAAAAACTAGGGGATAAGGCGGGGTCTAGAATGTATACGGCGAAGCTGTGTTTTGAGGTGGAGGGGCGTGAAGTTGAGGTGGTGCTGGGGGTCGGCATGGCATTTTTGCGCGGTGGGATGCAAGATTTTGTTAGACGGAAAACATATTGGCGGGAATCGGTTTGTTTGGTAGTGAGGATGTTAAAGTACGCTGATGAGGTTGTTGTAGATGAGACAAAAATAATGATGGAGGAATAAATGTCTATTTTTGATGCGCATAAGGATGGGATTGTGCCTGAAGCGTTAAAGGCGACTGATGCGGTGGATATTAAAACGTGGCAAGCTGAGCTGATGCAGGCGCTTGAATCAAATGAGGCTTATACCGCCTATCGTGTGTATAAACAATTGCCTCAAGCGCAAGCAAAGTCGCATTTTCCAGCGGATGCGGTCTATCCGTTAGGGCAATATCTTGCAACAGAGCAAAAAGGAGAAGAAGTGCTGATTTTGGTGGAGGGCTTTAGTAAGCGCTTTGCTGGGCATAAAGATGTGGTGAATAATTATTTATTAGTGGCGCAGGTAATGGCAACGCAGTTGGGTGAGCGCGCGCAGGCACAGGCATTATTGCAACGTTTAAGCACGCATTACAGTGAACATGCTGATTTTTCTAAGATTAAAGCGCTACAAATGGAATTAGGATTAGAGGAGAGACAATAATGAAACGGTTTTATAAATGGGGAGTGATGGCGATGGCGCTACTTGCCTCGAAAAGCCAAGCGGCAGAGGAAATTTCCGCACTGGAGGTCTTATTAGGGGCGTATAACGGCGCGCTACAGGTCTACACACAAGAACAGGCTGGCGCGAATACACTACCGCAACTATCGCGAGAGCAGTTACAACAACTGCAGACCCTAATTACAGATCATCAGGGACAAATTGATTTGGCGCGTGTACAGGCACTATTGGCACTCACCGCCCAACAAGATGGGTCTGTAGCTGAAGTGGCGGCAAAATTGCAAACGCCCGTAGCATGGGCACAATCCCTGCAAGAAATCGCAAAACCACTATGGCCAATCAGTCAAAAAGAGGGATTGGCAGGTGTGAGTGATACTTTAAATGCACTAGCTTCTGTGGCAAAAACGCTAGAGCAAACAATTGCAGAACATCCAATATTGCAACGCTCTTTGCAAGAACCCTCTTATCATCAAAATCTTAAACAAGAAGTGAACCATCTAAAAGCATTGGCGGAAAAACAAATGCCAACCTATTGGCATAAAACAGAAAATTAAAAAATAGCCAATCTGATTACGCAACTAAAAAATGTTTATGCAGATAGCGCAACACATCGAATCAATAGCATGTAGTTACAACAAAGGGCGAATGAAGCAACTAAAATTATTGAACAATTACAAGGTGATTTAACCTCTAAACAGTATGATGAATTACTGTTTTGGCTCCAGAAATTAGGGTATATTTCTAAGGGAAGAAAACTTATATATTATCCCTAATCGGGGATTTACAACAGTATCTTGATTTAATCTGATTTATCAGTCTTAAACCCCGATGATTACTAATCAACGGGGTTTTCATGTCGCTATCAACCAAAGACCAACTCAACTACTCAACAAAGACTAGCGCGCGCACCAAGACGCAAGCAGAAGGCAGGCAAGCAGGGCGTGCCGCTGCTGCGTCGGTGCGCGCTTTATTTGAACGTCAATTTATTGAGCGCTGGGGCGTTAGCGACACCCCCACGCTAACAGGGGGTGACAGTAATCATTTGCCTCAATTTGACGTGAAGGCATTTGTCTCCAAAAAAGTCTCTTTGCCCGTTATTCGTAATGGCAAATTAGTTGAACAATTGTTTAGAACTCCAACCGAAGGCAATAAAGCATTTATTGATCAATTAATCTTTGTGTTTGACAAACACACCCTTCACGCTTTAACAGAATTAGATGCACAGGATTTTGACTATAGTGAAGACTATATCAATGCACTTAATCCTTATTTGCATGAGATATTTGGCTTTGCTTGCTCGCATAATCGCCATAAAAGCGCAAATTTCTACAGTGATTCTTTTAACTTAGGGGATTTAGAAAACTGCTATAGTTATGTGTGTTTAGGCGGCATCATTAATAAAAGCAACTCAGACACCATCTGCGTAGAATTAACCGCTACAGGCTTAGCAGCAGCAAAAGATGGCTGGGAACACCGTTTATATGCTTTTAGTCTTCTAAAGCAAATGTATCGCTTTCGTTATACTCGTGTAGATATTGCTCATGATTTTTTAGATGGTCGCTTTAGTGTTGATGATGCTTTAAAAACCTATTATGAAGGCGGATTTACCAATGCCTATACTCGTCCAAAATTACGCAAAGAAGGCGATGATTGGTTTAACGAAACCAGTAAAGGACGCACCCTTTATATCGGCAGTCGTGATAGTTCACGTTTATTAAGGTTTTATGAAAAAGGCAAGCAACTCAAAATGGCTGATAGTCCATGGGTGCGTTGTGAGTTAGAGTTAAGAAGTCGGGATAATGCGTCTGTACTGCTCAATATCGGTTTGTCGCCCTTTATACTTACTCTTTGCTTAGGTTTTTTTATGCCTTGCCTTTGCCTTTCTCTGCGTGTTGTATAATCGGTATACCTATGCGCCAGTGCATGCAAAATTAATCGCACAGCAAGCTCAATGGAGACAAAAATAAAAAAGTTTAAAAAATAATTGACGCGCCTCCTTAATAAGGATATTATGCGCGCTCTCTTTCAATGCCCGGGTGGCGAAATTGGTAGACGCAAGGGACTTAAAATCCCTCGGACTAAACATCCGTGCCGGTTCGAGTCCGGCCCCGGGCACCATCTCAAGTTTGCAAAATAACGCAACAACGCGAAACAAGTAGAAAAACAAGCCATTAGCCTTTGCATTTTTTGCAAAACCATGCAGAATAACGCAACGATATCCAAATTTTTACGGATAAATTACGGATGGTTTTACGGATGGATGCATTGTGGCAATAGTATCTAAAAATGGTAAATGGCATGTTGAGATCAGGCGCAAAGGGATGCCTGGGATTTACAAATCTTTTTCGACAAAAATTGAGGCGCAAAGATTTGAGCTCGAACAAAAAGCACTGCTCAAAAGTGGGCAACATGTTATCAAGCGGACGCTCGCGGAAGCGTTAGAGCGATATAGCCACGAGATTGCGCCACAACACAAAGGCCAACGCTGGGAACAAATGAGAATAGCTAAACTTCAGCGAGATGCTATTGCTGATGATTATGTTGATTTAATTACCTCCGATGATATCGAGCACTGGATTAAATTACGAAAGGATCAAGGGTTAGCTGATGGATCAATCCTACGAGAGCTCACCATATTACGTTCGGTATTTAGAGAATGCGTCCGCTGGCGTTATTGCTTAACCAACCCTGTTAATGATGCGCGCAAACCAAAAGAGCCCAAAGGGCGTAATCGTCGCATTAGCAATGATGAGATCATGCGGATTTGTGACGCGCTTGGATACTCACCAGAGAAATCAGTTAGCAAAGCGCAGCAAGCTGTGGCGGTTGCATTTTTATTGGCAATCGAAACTGGTATGAGGCAGGGCGAAATCTATGGTTTGACTTGGGACAACGTTAATTTGCAAGATGGTTATGTGTATTTACCAGTTACAAAAAATGGCGATGATCGGCATGTGCCGCTTACTGAGCGTGCAGTTGAATTAATTGAGCAAATGCAAACGGCAAAAGAGGGCGAGCGAGTATTTCCCTATAACCAATCCAGCGCGGGGACATTATTCCGTCGGGCACTACAATTGGCACAAATTACTGACCTACGGTTTCATGATGCGCGCCACGAAGCTTGCTCGCGGATGGCGCAGTTGGAAGGCATGGACCCTTTGGCGCTTGGCAAAATAATCGGGCATCGTGACCCACGGTCTTTGATGATATATTTTAATCCGCATGCAAGTGAATTAGTTAATGCAGTGAGATCAAAGCCAAAATGGTAATAAAAAAGGGCCTCGTCTCGTGAGGCAACGACAAATGCCTTGTTGATAGGTTAACAATCATTTGTAGCAGTGGTTTTTTCCATCGCGTCACTCACTGCTTAACGCGTCCTTATCGGCATATATGGCTTTTAAAAAGGGATTTGATCGTCGTCAAAATTATTGTTTTTACTGCGCGGTGCATTGTTGCCCGCGTGCTTTGTTGAGCAACCACTGTTGTCTATTTTTCTTGCTCATATTTCTGCTCTAAATCTTCAATCATTACCACACCCCATGAGAAACACAGTTGTATAAATCCGTAATCTTTTGCACTACAGAACCATTCTCAACGCCGCTGATTAGTGCTCTTACTTCGCTGTCATCTAAAACCTCAAAATCAGTTCCTTTCGTGTTTGATGCCCACACGCAATAACTGCCTTCGTTGTTACAAACTGATGCTCGGCAGCTTGGAAAGCTTGCGGTACGTCTTTCACCCCAAAGGTGGAAAAATATATCGATTACTTTTTTGATAATTTGCTGCTCAATATTGTTCTTACTCATCGTCCCTCACTTCTTTTGCAATGCCTGCACACTTATATGGCTTTTAAAAAGGGATTTGATCGTCGTCAAAATTATCGTATTTACTGCGCATTGTGCCTCCGCTTGCTTCAGCGTAGGCATTGCTCGTGGTCGCGGCTGTTTGCTGTCGTGCTGGCTGCTGTGCGCTTTTGCTGTCTAGCAGTTGGATTGATCAATTTTTAGGTGGTGGATAGCGCGTTCCATTGCGCAAATTATTTCGGGTGGCTTGCCTTCCCATCCACTTTGTATCAACATTCGTTGATCAAACTTGGCGTTATATGCATACGCTTTGTGGAATTCGGATTTATCCTGTGGTAAGTCAAAGCAATTATCTTCAAAAATAGTTTTGACTAAAGGACGTATAACTTCCCAGCACGGTGCGTCTTTTAGCATCTCATTGGTTATGCCATTTATTGCGGTGACTTCTGGGGTAATGGGCGTTTTTGGTTTAACTAGGGTGTTTAATAAAGGGGTACCCCAACTGTCGATAATGGCTATTTCGACAATTTCTGCATCGTTATCTAGCCCTGTTGTTTCGGTGTCTAATACAATCATTTCGTTTTATCCTCATCAGCACCTTTAGATTCTGCCCATGCTCTTGCTTCGGCAAGTGCTTCTTCGTATGTTTCACCGTAGAACCAGCGTATTTGTCTATAACCCGAGCCTATGTATTGGCCATTGACCAACCACCCCGCTGTTCCTGTCTCAATGATTATTTGAGAAAGTTCGTCAGCATCTTCATCTATACTGACTAGGTTTTTATGAAAATGCTGTACGTGCTTTAATTTATGGCTAGCAAGGTAATCGTAGAGATGAGAGCCTTCATCTATTGCTGATTCAATAAACTCTGAGACTGAATTTGTCCAAGCAGGGCGGTCATTAACCAGCGTGGCAAGATGAATAATTGCATCGACGCTGAAATTGGATTGGTCTTCTATTGATGCTGCAAGTTCTTGATTAACCGTACTGATACCAAGGGACGATTCATCGATATCAGCGAGTGGCATTTCTTTCATTTCAGCGAGCAATTCTTGAGCTGCGGTAATCGCTTTATTGGGGGAAGTATATTCACCTCCAAAAATCACGCCTCTAATTCTTGGGCAAAATGATATTTTCCTGGTATTGGAATTAAATAGTTCGCCGTATGATGCTTTGCCCTTTACGACAAACGCGCGCTTTTCTTCTATGGTTGCGCTTTTAAACCACGCTCTTTGAGTTGCATTTAAAATTATATTTGAATTAAACATGGGTATTTCCTACTGTGTTTTAAATCGTTTACAAAATTGGCGTATTTCGCCTGCGATCCAGCGCGGTTTGCTGCCGTTATCGCCTGTTGGTAGGCGGATTGCTTTTGGGAAATTGGGGTGTTTCATGATGCTCTGTACGCTGCGCTTGCTCATTTTTAGGTAAGCGGCAACATCGTCAGTCGTCCAGAGATCGTCATCGCGCTGGATACTGCGCTCAAGGGCGCTTTTTATATCTATTAGATATTGTTCTATGGTCATATTGTTTCTCCTGCTGCGCGCTGGAATATCCAACATCTGGGTGTTTTTGGTTTGCCGTATTTATTGCTATCTATTGCTGAGCAAACCGTCCGACTTGATTCGATAAATTTGCGATTTTTTGAGGTTTTTAGCAGTCGTTTTAAATCGCGTAATAACGGCATTTGTTGTTTTGCAATGCCTGCTTGCTCTACAAATTCGTTTAGATTGACCGCTATTTCGTTGGGGTTGCGGCTATGATTAAGTAATGGTCTGGGTGAGCCATCTGGGTTATTGCCTTGACTATCTAAATAATCAAAAATATCCCAAAACTCGGCAACGATTGGGTGGTCCTTGGCTATGGCCAATTGTCGGTCGGCGCAAGCATGTGCCAATGCATTGCAAGTCTGTGCTCGCTGATCGCTTGAGAGCCCAACTAAATCTGCAAACGCTTCAGCGAGGGCGATTAGTTGTGCATGGTTTTTGGCTAAACGTAAAGTCTGTATGTCTGTATTGTTGAGCAAATAGTCTTGATGTAGATGTTGTCTTGTCGTGACGTGGTCAATAATTTGTTGCTCGCGCTGACATGAGAGAGTGACAAAATAACTGAGCTGGCTTGGCTCAAGGGTCATCATCTCATCTATAGCCATTCTTGAGTCATGATTGTGGTTTGCTTTGCTAAACCGTAGTTGCACAATACGCTCAAGCACGGCGTCGCTCGCATTGACGGGCTCATTTTGAGCGATGACGAGGGTGCCACGGAAAGGGGGCTCGTAGGTTTCGTTGCCCGAGTTTTTCATCCCGCGAACACGCAATCCGCGACCGTTGTAATAAGGCTTGACCTCTTCCCAATCAAATTTTTTGCTATGTGAGTCCTCGTCGCGGTCGGCTTCAATAAATACGGTCGGCATGGCGGCGTATTGCGTCATCTTGCGTTGGTTGCCTGCAAAGGTATTTTTATTCGGGTCAATGCCCTCGTAATCTTCACGGCCCCATATTTTCCAAATAAACTCGATGAGCGTGGACTTGCCCGCGCCGGGCTCGCCGATAATTTCTAGGAATGGATAAGAGCTTTGGGTGTGGCGCAAATGCTCGGCAAAGAGCGAGCCAAACCAATACACGCAAGCGATAATGCCGTCGGTGCCAAAAGCGCGCCACACCAGTTGTGCCCAATCTTGGCGGTAGTTTTGGTTAGTCATCTCTATTTTTATCGTCTTATCCTGTGCCAGGGTCTTAATAGAGTCGCGCGGTAGATCAAAATAATCATCTTTGTTTTTGGGATAGACTTTGCCTGCTTTGACGGCAAAATCGGGCAAGATGTAGGCTTTGTGCTCTCGGCTATAACCGATATACTCAATCGTGTTTATCTTTTTGAGATTCTGTAGCCATCGGCTGCCAATCCAATCCAAATGCTTTGCTTCACCCGACCACCATGCGCCCTCGGCGCTGGCAAGGCGCTTTTTAAATTCGGCGCAAGCGGTGACTTGGCCTGGGGTAAATGGCAGGTTGACTGGCGGACGGCCATCGGGAAAATTAATGCGACAAAAAAACCAGCTCTCATCCGTAATTTCGTTGCGCTGGAAATAGAGGAATTCTGGTCTAACGTTGGCGATTTGCTGTAATTTGCCTGCGTCTTTCGCGATCAGCGCCAGCATTTCCTCTTCATCGCGTGGGTTCAGATCGCTTTGGTGGATATCGTCGCGCGCCTCAGCTATTGCTTTTTGCTCAATCGTAAACCAATACAAGCGGTTGTCAAAATCCACGACAAAAAACGGGGTTTGCCGGCGAGCAAACATCAATGCCGCTTTGTCTAGCGCCGAGTTTGCAATCAGCAATGCACCATAATACTTATAGTCTTTAAGGTCGTCTTTGTGTAGTCGGCCGAGGCGGTGCAGGTCATTCCAATCGCATTTTGATTTTTGTGGCGCAATAGCGCTATTGCATTGCAAGTTATCTCCGCGCATGCGTTTGACAAACTTTTTAATAACGCGCTTGCCGGCATCGTCATTATCCAGCGCCCAAACCCACTTAACATGTTTAGCTTGTATGAGCTTTGTTAATGACTTTGAGGGGTAATTTGAGCAAGACAAAATCGCGACGGCTTTAATGCCGTTTTGCCACAAGCTGATTGCATCGATGATCGCTTCGACAATCCACACCTCATCGCCAGCGTTGATTGGCATTTCTGGCGGTTGCCACCACAAACCTCGATGCGGACCGCTAAAATTCTGCTTGCGGATTTCGCGGGTGCCGTCGGCATTTGTTATCTCGACTGGATCGACAAACCGCTCCATGTAACTGCCATCTGTGCCGGGGATAGCAAAGCGAACCGTCGCTGTGCCTGCATTTGCTTGCCTGCTCCACCAGCTATCTTGGGTGTAGTATTGATGCTTGCGCATGTGCACCACGTCCAATCCGCGCGCCTCGCTCATATATGCGTCAGCAGTCGCCATTGGGTTTGATGATGTGGCAGGGTGGCGCTGATCAAACTGACCAAACTCGTCTGGGTATAAGTCACGGATGCTGTATTGCGCGCCGCACTTATTCTCGCGCCCACAACGCAATACCCACGGATTATCAGCGGCGGTAAACAGGCTGCGCTTGTTGCAAGCGGGGCATTTCCCTTGATTAAACCATTGCCCATCCTCGCTTGTTTTAAAAGCATAATCGTCAAGGATGCGAGGGACGACACGATTAAGTAACTCAGGGCGCATACTCATATCAAATCACCCTGCTCGTCTTGTTGATCACGCGCATTGATAAACTCAACCAATTCGCGCAAACTAATCACACGCTGTTCGTGTCCACGTCCATTTAACTGTTCATTTGGTGTTGGATGACGATTAACAATCAGCACATTACTCGTACTATTATCAATATTAATATGCCATTGATTGATAAAACGACTCTCGTAGTTTGCGATAGCCTGCGCTGATATCATCTCAGCAGATGATCGACTAATTAGGTCAATGTGCGTGAGCAAATATTGGACGCATTGTGCCAACGTTTCATCTCGCGTCCACTTCGGATTACCCCTTGACACAAACTCCTGCGCCATATCTTTAGCTAAATCATAAGGGTCGCTTTGAGGGACGCTCGGGCGGATTGTTGTCTTAAATAAATCGGAACTAGGGCTTGCTACACGTGTAACTTCTATTTGTAACAACCAACTAGCGCTACACATATAATTAGTGCATTGCGCATAAGCACGCCGTAATCGTTGATGCTGTGCACGACTGCCGTGTATACGCGTTGGCGCGCCACAGGCAGGGCAGGGCAAACGCTTAATCTTCATCATGACCTCGTTGTATTAGATCGCCCATTGCAGTAATAAAAGCGTCTAGGGCCTTTGCTATATCATCATCGGTGTAGCAGTCATCTGCTGATACTTTGCAAGTATTACTGGTAAACTCAATTGCAATTGTGGGTATTTTTTCCCAAGATTTTCCAACTATATTTCTCTTTACTAGCGCAAATCTTGCATTACTCTCATCTGATAATTCGATGGTATATGGGACATAAATCCATCCCGGCATTAGATGGCGGAATTGTGATTTTGTTAATTTAATAGCATCGGACAGCGATTTAAGCGTAGGTGGTAGGGCTAAAGTATAGTTTAAATTCATTTTCCACCTCCCTGTTCAACAACGACCTTGACCGAGGCCAACTGACCTTGTGGGGCAAAAACATCAATCGCGATTAATGCTAATAATCCATACATACAGATAATCGCCAATATTTTCCTTATCCGACGCATACGGTAGAGCAAATGTTGATGAGTCATTTTCATGCGTCACCGCCTGCGTCTTCTGACGCCAAATATTTACGTGCAAGCGAGCGCAGTGCGATGAGCTCATCGCGTGACACAGTCATCGCGCCTGCGGGCGTAATCAATAGTCCTCGCGCAAATGCAGACGACTGCATCGACAGGACCTTGATGATTTCATCAGTTTTTAAACCACGCTCGCCGTTGCGGATACGCGAAACAGCGGATTGATCAATGCCCAGCTCGCTTGCTAGTTGCTTGGGCTCAATGCAGAGCAAATGGCGTTGCAACGTTTTAGTTGCGTCACAATCTTTTATGCTGTTCATTGTGCGCCACCCCTGTCAAACTCCTCGTTAAGGAGTTGACGAATAGCAAAGTAAGCGATGCGCGACATAGGTAAATTGTATTTATCGGCAAGTTGCTTGAGTTGCTCGCGGTCAAGTTCGGTCACGCGCACCATCACAGGCGGTGCCATGCGTGGCGGTGGGGGTGTTAAATCTTTAAGATTCATATATAATCCTCACAGTTAGCGCTACGTTAAGCGCAAAAGGTGCAGTCTGAAGTTTGGCGACTGGCGACTGCACCGCCTTTAAATTTATGCTTACTAGTAAGCGTGAGAGTAACTATAAAGGGTAATTTTGTACCCGTCAAGAAAAAGGGTAAATAAAGTGTCTTTTGGAGAGCGGTTAAAAGCGTTTAGAGTTAAAAAAAACCTCACACAAGAAGGGCTTGCATCAGAATTGGGAGTCACACGAAAAACGCAACGAAGCTACGAAAAAGAAGAAAGACGGCCAGATTCTGAATATTTGATGAAGATTTCCAGAATGGGCGCAGATATCAAATACCTCATCACTGGTGAACGTGACGGGACTGACTTGGATCATAATCAACTCAACTTATTAGATTTTTTTGAAAAAGCCAGTCCAGCATATCGGCAGGCGGTATTTGATTTGTTTATGATCGAACAATCTAGCGAGCAACCTAGAGAAAAGTTGCGCCTCAAGCAAAATATCATTGAATTGTTGACAGGAAGTCGCCAGCAAAACGGGCTGACTCAAGAACAGAGCGAACTACTCGAGCTGTGGCAAAACGCGCCACTATTGGTTCGCAATGCGGCGCTGAACGTACTAATGACCCGTGATAGTCAAATCAAACAAGGTGGAAATAGCATTGGTAATATTTCAGGATCATTTATTGGCGGCATAAAACAAAATGGAAACGATAAATGAATGCCGTTAAAAAAGCTCTTTATTTTATTCTGTGGTTGTGGACATTATTTGTTGTATTTGCATTGTTAATTGCACCTCCAATGGAAGAAGGACAAATTAGCATAAAGTCAATAATCGCTATTGCTGGTGCTTTTATCGTTATCCCATGGGTCGTCTGGTTTGTGATTCGACGCATTGTGCTCATCAAGACCGAAGCAAGACAATACATAGATGAAGTCCATCTTAGCAGTAATAAATATAGCGCGGAGTCGCCTAGTCATTCAAACAAAACCAAACCAGTTAGCCATCAGCAACACAGCCCATCAGGTGGAAAGCGCGACAATAAAAATAAAACGATAGAAACTATCGGTGGCGTTATTTCCATTTTGGTTATCGTTGCAGGGGTTATTTTATGGACAGAAGGCATCTTAGCTTGGTGGGTGGCGCTGCTTGCTGTGCTTGTTGCATTGGCAATTATTGGCTCACTATTTGCGCCTAAGTAGACGCCAGATGAACCTAGTGAATGGATGAAGGAGCAGTATCGCATCGCGGAAGCAGAATTGCGTGCTGAGGGCTTGTTGGACGATGATGTTGAACGCGTTTCATACGAGCATCTGAATGGAGCGTTAGAGGTTGGACATCGCTACCAGATGGTGTATGAGGATTTCCACGGCAACATCACCGAGCGGACGATTAAGCTGCTGTACACGGAAACAAATAAACGCGGTGACACGATACTCCAATCATGGTGCGAAAAAGCGGATGATATGCGTACATTTAAGCTACGCAATATTCAACGTCTGGTTGATTTAGATACTGGTGAAATATTACGGTAGACGGATATGGCAATAAAGTCGGCGATATAAATAACTCAACAATCTCGGGCGGGATTCATCAAATCATCATCTCAAATCACATGACATCGGAGGATGTTGGGTTGATACAGGAGCTGGTAGTTTATCGGCGCAAAGATTATATTCAGAAGCGCAAGAATGCTCTTTGGTATAAATTTTTATTTGTTTTTTTTCTAGCCTGCGCTTTTTTAGTCACCTTCACGTATCCAGCAAACCGTGATATGCATTATGACGCCGAATCTAAAAACGTGATGGAAACAGAATATCAGTCAGGCGAGGAATTATCACCTGATGACAAAAAACATATATCTAAAGTTAAAAACAGACTATTTTTATACTATGCGTTAACGCCAATGTTGGTGCTTTTTTCAATGATGTATATAGGATTTGCGCTATGGTGGCATGGTGATTTAGCAGATAAAGAGGAAGCTAACGCTCGTGTTAAATTTCCTGATGTTATTGATAAAACTTAGATAATATATTGGCCGAGCTGCTCGGCGATGGCGCGGTTATTATCGCGCCAATCCACGGATGACCAGTCGAATTTAGGTTTGCCCGTACCCGGCCATTAGTCTGCGTCTGTCGTCAATCTGCTCCGATTTGTCATAGACGCCAGCGTCGTCGCGTGGTCTGTGGTCCAATTGCCGCTCAATTAACTTATCAGACCATAATCCGCTGTCATTAGCGCGCGTGCTGAATACTTTAAGGGCTAATCTCATTATTTTTGCATTTCTTCGCATCGTATCGATGTTGTTAAGCCTTTTTCGTTGAGCGTGTGGGTGATTTCGGCGGCAAACCAGTGTATTTGGTCAATTTGTGGCTTGTAACCACGGGTGATGATGGGCAGCTCTGCGATAAGCTCGGGGCGACCGATGGCGAGGTTGATGGTGAGCTTGCGCGAGCGCGTTTGGATGCGTTTAAATTTGCCTGCGGCGGCTTCGCGCGCCTCTTTTTCGCTGTTGTATGTTTGTTTTAAGTGGCGACAGTAACCATCACTGCCAACCGTGACTTTTTTGCGTCGACCTTTTTTTTTGTCTTGATAATAAGCAATGACGCCCGTGACGCGTTCGTCGCGGTCTGCATCGCTGTACTCGTGCGTGTCGCCTGCGCTGCGCTCGATAGTGACTACGGGCAGTGCCTGGCCGTTGGCGGTTTTACCACTGGCGCGCGGGATAAAAACAAGGCGCCCGTCTTTGACGGTGCCGACCGCGTCATGCTCGACAGCTAAGCGTGAGATGAGATTAGCATCGGACTCGTTGGTTTGGTCTAAATGCTCAATAGTTATTGATGCTAAATCACCGTTTATAGCGGACTCAAGTGTATTGCGCGCAGCGACTGATCCAATGATGGCGCCAAGGGTGGTGGCGTGATAGCTGATCTCGCGCTCCTCAAGCAAGGACCGGCGGAAATCTGCGCTACTCGCACGGATAGTCAAGACGTCTGGTGGCCCGTGGTGGCTAACCTCGTCAACGACAAATGTGCCGATATAGCGCGAGTGCCAGTTATAGCCAAATGTCACGCCCACAACCACGCCTTTGCTTGGGATTTCGACGCTGCCGTCGGCGTCGTCAATATCAAGTGTGAGTTGGTCGGCCTCCATGCCATCTTTGTCGACGACTTGCATATTGAGCAAGCGGTTGCGTAGCTCGATGGGGTTACCATTGATTGTCAGCTGGTAAGTAGCGTCATTAAAATAGCCTCGTGAGCAGTGGTAATAGTGGGGCGAGCAACCCAAATTGCTCATTGCCAGCGTAGCGCTTGAGCGTTAAGGTAAACTCTATTTTTTGTGCGGTGCCATCGGCGAGTAAATATGACCTGCCCTCGCGCAATTGCTCAATAATATAGTAACCATAAATATCGCCATTGCCGCCCATCAATAAGTAAGGCTCGCCACGATCGCCCATGCGCCGTAGCATATCTAAATTAACGGGTCCGCCGCTTATCTCGGGCATTAATACACCGCTTAAGCTTATCGTGTCCTCGCCGCGCCCAGTGTATTGATAGACGATATCTGCGCCGGTGCGGTTATTGCTTGGCCATCGCCAGCTTGTGTCGCGCTCGATACGGTCAAATGGGGCGGTATCAACGCTAAACACAAATAAACCATAAATCATTAACATAGTGGTTCCTAATCGTATAATCTGGTGCGTGAGCGTCGGGCGCGCTCGCGCATTTCGGTCAGCGCTTGCCCGTTCTGCGCCAGTGCGGCGCGGTGCTTGCGCATTGCCTCAACGTCTTTTAAATGCTGGTTTAACGCACCTAATTTACCTCGCGCCTGATCAAATTTGCGGGTTAGTTTGTCGCTAGCTTGGCGGATATTTGCAAATTGCCTGCTCATGCGGTCAAACGCGCGCAGTTGTACATTAATATTGAGATCTGACATTAACTATTATCCATTTTATGGCGTTGGCGTGCGATATACCACCAGCTCACAAGCTCATCTAGGGTCATATTGTCCATTTCGCTTGGCGGCCAACCGCCGCCAAACACAATATTGATATCTGCCCAGGCTTGCATTACGTCTGCGGGATATCCTCCTGCGTGTCGCTCGGCTTTCCCGCAAACCATTCCGCGACTGCTGTCATGGTTTGCATTAAGTCGGCGAGGCTCATGTCTGCGACCTGCGCCTTGGTCAAGGTAGGGGTGGTGATGCGCGGCAGTAGCTCAATATAAGCGGCACTGTCCATCTGCATAACGTCAAATAGCTTGATGTTGCGTAGCTCGCCCGCTTTGGGCTCGCGCAGTTCAAATTCGCTGATGGTTTTATTGCCTGATTTGAGTGGCGTGTTTAGGGTGATGGTTTTGTTCATAATTGGCTCCTTTTGTTAATTACATGCGCAGGTGTTCGCGGCGCTTCTCTAGCAGATCAACGCCATTGACAACTAAAATATTGTTGGCGTTGTCGATGTCGATTAGCGTCTCACCGTCTAGGCGATAGGTGAGCGTTGTCACTGCGACGCCGTATTTCGCGGTTTGGATTTCACCTGGCTGGTATTGACCTGGGTCAATTTCGCGAAGGCGTCCGAGGCAAACCACTTCGATGGCGTTGCCATTGCAATCTGGATTGTCGCTCTCCGCGCTGGCGTTGATCCTAAAGCGCACGGCGGTCGCGCTACACGCACCCCATAGGCGCAGTAATTCAGCCGATTGCTCGTCGAGCTCAAACTCCATCTCCATTTTCTCGCCGCCGAGATCGACCTCGACGGGGCCGTGCATACCGCCTGCACGGTACTCTTCAAATTTGCGCGCGAGCTTTGGCCATTGGATAGACTTAATGCGACCAGCGTAGCCGTGGCCGTCGACCGATAAAATCGCGTCTTTAATGAGTTTGGGTAACATAATCGCTCCTTAAAAATGGGTGCCAGCTTCAATTCGGCGGGCAAAGTCGACTAGATAAACGTCGGTGATTTTTTGGATAAATTCGAGCTGTTCGAGCGGCGGCACTGGCGTGTAGTCGTAACTGATAGTCAATTTGCCGTCGCGTAGCGTCTCTTTGGGATTGAGTGATGAGTCAAACCACGCTTGTCCGCCGAGCAAGTATCCGCGCGCGGTGAGCTCGCGCAACTTGGCGTTGACGCCTGCAATGATATCGCTGGCAAGGCCTGGGCTAAGCGGTTTATCAATTGCCCAGTTATGCGCCTCCTCCATAGTATCGGCGATGACTTGCGCGGTGCGAACATAACTCTCAAATGCAAAGGCGGGGTCATCACTAGCGCTACGGTTGCCCCAGTAGCGATAGCCGTCGCTATGCACCAGCGCGGTGACGTTTTTGCTGTTGAGATAGTTGGCATCATTGCTTGGATCGCTGATGTTAAACGTGATGTCGCGGTCAATCCCCATGACGCCTGACACAGCAACGTTTGACAACGTCTTATGCCAGCCAATGTCATTATCGAGTTTTGCGCGCAATCCCAGAGCTGTGGCGACGCTGTCAATATTGCTTACCGCTGACTGCGTTTCGTCCCAACCCTGCCAGTCGCCATATATCAACATCAATTCGCGGTCGGCAAAGTTTTGCTCGTATGTCGCCGCACTCTCTTTGCTATCACCGACGGCGTGCGCATAAGCAAACGCACGCAATTTTTTAGCAATGCTGACCATCTCGGTGGTGACGGCTTGTGAGTCCAGCCCTGGGGCGCCGAGTATGCGCGGGGTGACGCGCAGTTTGCTTTGTGCTGTGAGCAGGGCTTTGAGGCCAGTGTACTTGCCGTCTGTATATGCGCCGATGACGTTAGCGTCTTGCGCGTCGGTGTCTGTATCCTCGCTAACGCGTACGACGACGGTCATCGCATTGGCTTGTCGATAAATCGCATTGAGGGCTTTGGCAAGGGTGCCAGATTGCCCAGCTTTGCCGATAGCGGTAGCCAAGTCTGTGAGTAGCACTGGCTCATTGAGTGGATATAGCGATGCGTCGGCGTCGTCTGCGGTCGCGATTAAGCCGATGATACTGGTGGCAATGGTGCGGATTGGGCGCGCGCCGTCGGTTTGCTCGATGACGCGGACGCCGTGTAAATAATCAGGCATGTTTGGCTCCTGTGGTTAAGTGTTTGTGCAGGCTTGCAGGCGAGTAGCGGCGCGAGTTGGGCAAGTTGATTAGCCACGCGCACAACTCTGAGCAAAACCATTTTTTAGGGTTGTGATGGATAACTGGCAATAGGAATGAAAACGGACCAGCGTAGTCATAGCCAGCTTTTTGCGTGCGCGCAAAGCGTTCGCGGATCTTTGCCGCGTCAGCATCGACTTTGACGAGATCCCAGCGGTAATTTGGTAAGTACATCCATTTGTCACGTACGCCCTTATCTCTTATCGACGAGCTATAACAATGGTAGACACCTTTGCGCGTGGTATCGGGTATTGCGACTTCGCAGTGCGAGTAGGGCGAGCGGGTAATGACGCGGATCAGAAAGTCCATCATATGCGCTAGTTTGACCTTGATTGGATCGTTTTTACGTGCTTTGCCTTTATAAAATGCAATATAAATAGTATTTTCGGTATTCATTTTTTTGCCTCTGCCGACTTGCGTCGGCGCTTGGGTTTAACTTCTTCGGGTGGGGTTGGTTTTTTGCAGTCGCGCGACTAGTAACGCCGATTGGCGTTAGCCTGAGCTGTCTATTGCTAATATTTGCGCGGCTCTGCCTTTGCCAATCAGTCCCATTTTTTCTAAAAAATAGATGCCTGTGATGGTTTCTTGATCTGCTAAGTTGATATTAAGTGCAAAATTAAGCTTTTCCCACCAGCCTGCGAGCTGGGGATTTTGCGACCGTGCTTGTGCTAATGCGTGATATTCCTCGTCGCTAAATCTGCGCACGAACGCGAGCTTGGTGATTTTGCTCGGTTTGATATAGTCTTGCTCAAGCACATCCCACGTAAAAGCACTGATTTTCTCGGCCTCGGTGAGCGTCATTAAATCTGCCTCAGCTCGCGCGCTCGCCTGTCTAATTGCCTCGCGCTCGGCATAGACCTCAGCAATTGTCTCACCCTCTGCACCAATTAAATCGCGCTCTTTGGCGCGCTCGATGCGCCAAGCTAGTGCCTCGATGCGTTCGCGAGCCTCGGTTTTGATAACCTCAACGCGCTCGGCTTTGAGGGCGTCTAGGCTCAGCGGCTCAATAGGCTCTCCTTCTGGCACTAAGCGCAGGTCTCCGCCAGGGTCAAACTCATCCGCTGACCAGCCGACAATCTCGTTTTTGTTATTAATAATGTGATAACTCATAAATCCTCCTATTGTGGCGCCCATAGCTCGATATATAAGCGACCGTAATGAGCTGTAGCGTTAAATTGCGCGCCATTAAAGCTCACCCCGTCTAAATTATTTGTTATAGAGTTAGTATCATCGCCAAGGTGTCTATTATTAACTGCTACAATAGCCCCATTTGGGTGTCGCATGGTCGTGTTCGCAGGATACCTGCTACTGTGGCCACCAAGTACAGCAAAAACCAGCCCTGCTGGTGCCCTAACTACGCCACTTGCGGCATCTACTTGGTAATTTGCCTTTGTCTTATATGTTTTTTTACGTGTCCAAGTCGCTTTAACAGTATTAAAAATTTGCGTTTTGTATGCTTGTAGCCTTGAGTTATGCGCTATCAATTTGTTACGAGCGGCCGCGGTATTAATAATAGATGCAAGTGCCTCGCCTGACCCAGCAACAGCTTGCATTGCTGTATCAGACGCAATAACTGCTTGCATCGCTGTATCAGATGCGGCAACTGCTTGCATTGCTGTATCAGACGCAATAACTGCTTGCATCGCTGTATCAGATGCGGCAACTGCTTGCATTGCTGTATCAGATGCGGCAACAGCTTGCATTGCTGTATCAGATGCGGCAACTGCTTGCATTGCTGTCGCGGACGCGGCGACGGCTTGCATTGCTGTCGCGGATGATGATACCCAAGTCATAATTTGCTCAGATTTAGCAATGACCGTCATGCCAACGCTGTGCTGAGGCCAGATGCGCCATAAATCCCGCGCCTCTTGCCAAATCGTGTAGGCGTCTGTATGCGTGACAATGGCTGTTGTCATGACCTCGCTGTCGGCTATCTCGCTGAGACCAATATCCGGGTCATTGATGCAAACAGTTAATATGTCGAGGCGTGTAAGTAGCCATTGTGCGATGGTTGGATTATTAATAGCAGTCCTATAAAAATCTCGGTTATCCACAAACCAAACGTGGCGATTGGTTTGCGCCAGCAAATTCATAAACTGTTGATGTGCATAAGGTATGGGCGACTTAAATTGATTGCTAAAATGCTGTAATACGCTAAACATGACGTCTTCTTGCGCGATTTCTTCGCGCGTAAATCGCCGCTCAATCTCTGCTTGCAAGGCGGCGGGGAAGGTCACCAACGCATCTGGTGCAGCACGATAGAGCAAACACAGCTCGATGAGTCTGTCGGTGCTGACGGTTGCGAGATCAACGCTCAATGCGGCGGCGGCGGCAGCGGATTGTAACGTGTTCATTTTTATAACCCCGCCAATGCTAAAATATAGGTTTTGCGTTGCTTTTTGGCAATAGTGTCGCTAAATGTTTCGAGGGCTTGCTCGCGCTCTTGTGCCGCCTCTGTCAACGCATCGGTTAACGTTTGTTGTGCGCTGTGTAATGCCTCATCAATGCCACCAATCGCTGTGCGGATACGCTCGACGTCCTCACTCAATAAATTTTGTTGATTGGGTAAAGGTAAGTTGTTATGTGGGGTGCGCTCGTCAATCATAATGCCTCCTAAGTTGTGATCATGCGTAGCTGGCGCGCTCGCGGACGGGCGTGTATTGTCCCAGTCAGTGTGATGCGACAACGCACGCTGTCGCCGCCAGTAATGGTTCGTTTGTACTCATTACGCACCCAGCCATCGCCAATGGGCTCGCCGTTTGTGGGGGTGCAGGTCTGGTAGTTGCCGTCAATCTCAATCTCTACTTTGACACTACTACCCGACGGCGTGTTGCTCTCTAATGTAACGATGGCCTCGCCACTGCCTGCAACGACGCTCCTACTGATATAAGTGGCGGTCTCTTGCAAATTGCCGAGCGCGATTAATACGCCTGGGTAAAGCAGTGGCGATCGTTTGCGACTACCTGTCAGCGTAACTTTTGTCTTGATGTCGTCGTCGGTGCGTGCATCTAATCTGGCTGTTTGGTTATCTTGTAAGCGGTAGCTATTGTCATCGGCGTCGGTTAAGGTAAAGATGACGTCTGTCTCTGCGCCTGTCCGCTCAACGTCCGCCATTAAATATGCGTCAGACGCATTAGTCGTACTTACCGTGTTGAGCTCTAATGTGTGCGTGCTTGTGCTAAATTCGGCGGCGTAAATCCTAAATGCGAGGTCGGCGTTATTGTGTGGTGTCCATGTACTTGCGTTTGACGATGAGAGCAACACGCCAACCGTGTAGCCTTGCTCTGTGACGTAGCGCTGGGCGCGCGCATCGTATTGCCCCACCTCGCGATGGCCAAGCTGTGGGCGTTGTCGTCGGTCAAAACGACGATGGCAAACTCTTGTAGCGCGTCTAGATACAAAGGCGTGACAAAATCAATAATGGTTTCCGAGCCAGCGCTGGCAATGTCGCTGGCATCAATGCGCTTTTCGGCGAGTACGATGCCCGTTGGGACGCCGTTGCTAACCTCTCTTATTTGTATCGTGACAGGCTGCGCGCCAATATCCTCAAACCAAAGCCCGACCGCCGCGATATGTCGTCCCTCATTTAGCAGGGTAAACGTCTGTGCTAATGGGTCGTAGCGCTGGATAACGCGCACGCGACGACGCTCCTCAATGGTGATTTCGCCTCGTCCGGTAAATTGTGCAAGGCCTCTGCTGCCTCGGTTGCCGATAAATTCAACGCGTTTTGTGCCTGCAGGTATGTCGCTTGGCAGGGTAAATTGTCCGCGTACGATACCGCTGTGATCTGCTGTAATCATAATGCCTCCTTAATTATGAGGTGGGTTCGACAGCGAGCTCGATGCCGTCAAATATGACTTTTGGCAGTGGCTCGTCGGGCTTAAATCCCTCAATCCTAAATTTAATGGTGATTGGGCGTAGGTATTCGGCGGTTTTTGTGCCGGTTGTGCGCCGCTCGATATGCTCGCTAATGCGTGTGCGTGCACCACTGCCAAAAACGCGTGTCACGTCTGCATGATTAACAGTATTGGTTTTGGTCCACACGTCTACCGGTGGCATAAGCTCAACCGTGGCAGGGATTGGGTCAAATGCCGCGTAAGGATTGATTTTGAGTCTGCCTGTGCGCGCTGTTTGCTCGATGAGTAATACCTTTTGATATGGTAGCGTTACGGGCGCGCGATGCTCGTCGAGCAATTTAACGTCAGCGGCGATGGGTAACATTAGCTCGCCATCAACAATGCTAGCGCTTTGCGATTGCCCGAGATCGCGCATATTGTCGTTTAAAAATGGGTCGACAAATACGCCGCGAGTCGCACTTGGCGCTGTCGCAATGGCGTCGGATTTAAGACGCTCAATCGCGACCAAATCATATAGATCAAATATGTCGTGGCGCATGTCCTGCAATGTGCCCATACTTACCGCGGTAATAGCGGTATTAATGACTTTAGTTGGTCTATCGGTAAACCATGTGTGCCATAACTGCGCGAGCTCAAGTTGCCCCGATGAGGCTGGTATTGCTTTTGGGTTAAAGCGTCTGGGCATGCCTTTTATACGCGTAATCGTGCCCTCGCGGTCAATCGTGACGGTGTCAACGCGCGGTAAGCGCCATTGGTAATCAATTAAAATTAACGAGCCGTCAACTGCGCCCTCGACGCTAAATCCGCGCTCGTCTGCATCAATTGGCTCAACTTGAGTGATGTATTTATAGGTGACGCTATAAGTGCTACCGGGGGCAGGCTCATCGCCACTTGGTGACCAGTCGAGCATGCCGCTGCTAAATACCCAATCAGTTGTTTTTTGGTAGCTTGTGCCACTTTGCTCGACACTGACAATCTCGATGACAGATGCATCTGGCAATGCATCGGCAACGCCAGAGTAACTGCCGTGCAAGATGGATTCAGTTTTTTGCTTGGTGATGTCAATTTTGCGGATCTCATGTATTGGGGCACGGTCAACATTGACGCGCATTTTGCCATTGCCGGCATCGCTAAATTGATGAGGCTCGGATAGCACGGTTTGCAAATCGGGGTCGAGAGGGAAACGTAGGCGCAGTGATGTCGGTAGCTCAATCTCATAGCCAAACACATGCGCCTTGCCCTCGCGCAAGGAATACGTTTCGTCGTTGTCATCGTGACTGTTATAGATGACGTCAAGACCATTGATTACGTAGTGCCCACCGTTGTTGTCGCGATCATAGCGGGCTAATGCGTTGTTAAATCCGCTCATATCTGGCGGTGCAGATTTGATTTTAAGCACCGCGTTTTCCACGTCATAAACGCGGTAAAAGTTGCCAGTATGGTTGTCAGTTGAGAGACCCCATTCGGCGCTGATACGCAGGCGCGCGGCGCCTGGCTCATCATAATTGCGCGTGCCCTCTGCCGGATCGCGTAACCCTGGGTCGTCAAGCTCGGTAATGACGCTCTCAGTCAGCCACACGCCGATTTGCACACTGCCATCTGTTGGGATGGTAAATTGACGCTCAGGCACGTCGCGTACCCGTCCGCGCAGGTAAATCTCTGATGTCGCGCAGGTGGTCGCCCCCGTGTCTTGGTCGATGACGATTGCGCCGCCAGATTGGATACTGCCGTCGACCATAAATTGGTCGGCAATGCGCTTGATTTGTTGCTCGCGTATCGCTTGCAGCTCGTTGAGCTCCGCTGATTGTAGTCCGAGTCCAGCTCTAAAGAGTAGGGTCTCGTCTTGGTTGTCTGCGGTGTGGCGGTTGTAGTAATTGGCTAAATTTATGTTACTCATGTCATCCTCTTAAAATGTAATGACAAAATCAAAGGCAATGCGCGCGCCGACGCCACGTTGATTAGCGGTGATGTAGTCGAGTGTGAGCAAAATGCCTGGGGATGTTAAGTCACTGGGCGTTAAATAGGTTTGCCCTGCGGGTAAGTCGTCGCGAGTTTGTGTGTCGATAAATACACCGAGCTCTCTGATGGTTTCGCCGAGACCGTCGTTAAAATCAAACTCAGCACGAACGTGCAAGTTTGGTGTTGGTGTCTCTGAGCGTACAAACCGTGCGCCAAGTGTGACGATATTGCCATCGGCTAAAGGACGGCAGTATTGCGCGAGCGTGATTTTGCGTCTACCGATTTCGTCGGTGAGCGCAGTCGCGGCGCGTGGCTCGCGCGGTTGTGATGTATCCCAGCTTGCATCACCGCGGCCCCATGCTAGATGCAATGTACTATTTTTAACGGCGGTTGCTAGTGCCGCGCGTCCGCTTGTTGTGAGTATAGCCATATTAATGTTGTCCTTTGGTTATCATTATGCGTGTGTTTGTCCAGTCTTGCGCGTTTGTCCACGGCTGGTCTGCCCAAACTTGCCCGTAATAAATTGCTGCTGCTGATGGCGTGCTTGCGCCGGTTATCGCTGTCCATACCTCGTTTGGGCCGGGTAGGTCGTCGAGATAGGGCATGTGTGATTGCCAAGCAGTGATGTGATAGGCATAAGTAATGCTCATCCCCATGATCACGTCTGTTTGCGCTCGCTCAACGCGCGCCGAAAAAAATTGCCTAAATGACAGTTTGGGTATTTGCCCCTGTTGCTCATCTGTAGGCAAACATGGTAGTTGTGCCCGGGTAGGGTACACGCCTGAGTCATCGTCTAAAAATGCATCGTCGAGCGCACTATCGCTGAGCTTTAAAACGCCTCTGTCGTAACCGTGGACCAGTCGCCACAATCTCGAGCGCACAGGTTGGGCTAGGATAGCCAAGTGAGCATAATTGCAAATGTCTACAACGCTAGGCAGTGTGTCGGTAATGAGGTCATACTCGGCAAAATGCTTGTATGGCACATAATTTTGCTGGGCGAGGACGTCGTTACGCTCAGCCGACGGCGTACTTTCAACAATTCGCGCTCGCAAGCCACCCCAGCTGAGCGCCATGTGTAGCGACTCGGGCGTGCCACGTATGCGACTCCAACGCAAACCGTCATCAATCAACTGACGCTTATCTTGTATATAAGGACTGAGCTCGCCGAGGCCATACTCCCAAATCAGCAAATCCAGCCAGCTGTCTGGCGGATCAAATTTACGTCCGCGGATGATGTCGGCATCTTGCGCGACCGTCGCGCCTTGTAGAGTAAATGATAGTTTGCGCTCAAGCTCGGTGCTGTTGGGTGGTAGTAAACTCATCAATACCCTCGCTCGGCAAAGGTTATATTGACGTCGCCGATGGCGGCTGCTTGATCATTGTCGATGACAATATCGTTGCTTGGTGCGTGTAGCACCACGTTTTGCACGCCTTGCGTATGCAAGGTACTAATCAGCCATGAGCGGGTCAGATCTCGACCAAGGCCGAGTTGGGTGCCGACCGCCTCGCGCAACCTCGTCTCAATTTGTGCCACGTCGATTACCGCTGCGTCTGGTAGCAAATAAATAGTGGCAGAGACGTCAACGCGTTGCACACTTGCTGCGCGCACGTCGAGAGTGTCTGTCAGCACGCGGATATCGTCGCGCATGAGATGCGCGCGCACGGTGTCAACCAGCGTTGCGTCTGCTTGTCCATCTTTGGCAATCACAGATACACGCACTAGCCCCGCGCGCGGGCTGTCGATATGGACGTCCGCGACGTCGGGTGAGGCTGATAGGCCGTGATAGCGGTAGTGCGCGGCAGGACCGGCGGTTGATGATGCGCGGATACGCTCAATGATGCGCTCACGCAATGCCGTGTCGCTCTCGCCCTCAAAGCGCTCAACGCCGTAAAATTCGCCGAGGCGCTCGAGGTCTTTGTCGCGTGCAAATGCGAGCAAGTTAGCAAGCGCGGCGTCGTTAATGCGCGCGCGTAATAACATCTCAAGATACGCCGACTCCTCTAGTAATTTTGTGACAGGCTCTGATTCGAGCGCGAGCGTATCGGCCCACGCTTGTCGCTCATCGCTCGGCCACAATGAGATAAAAGCCGTTTTGCGACGGGTCAAAATTGTCTCGTAGTCTAGCGCTTGATAGACGTTGGGCTTGGCTGGATTTGTCATAACATTATTGTCTGCATTTGTCTGTTGCTGTGCTAGTAGATGATATCCGCCCAGGCGCTGTGCGGACGCGTGCATATATCGCGGTAAAAATTGCCAGAGATAGTGGGTGTAACCTCATTTTGTGTCGGCCTCATCTAATGCGTATGGCATTGCGTATATCCTCGCCATCAAGCGTACGTGCTTGATAATTGAGCGTGACTTTGCCGTCGATACTCGCGTCAATCATCGCCCAGGTGATGACAACCCGAGGCTCCCAACGATATGTCGCGTCAACCACGGCGGCAGCCAAACGCAACCGCCCGGCGGGGTTCATCGGGCTATCTATCAAGGCAAATAAGTGGCTACCGTAGTCGCGGCGCTGGATGCGCGTGCCGATTGGCGTGGTAAAAATATCGGTTAGCGATTGGTGAATATGCGCAATCTGAGGCGAGAGCTTGCGTCCATCGTGACGGCTCATGCCGAGCTTAGCTAATGCTCCACGGGGCTCCCCATTAAAATCACGATAGTGATTTTTTTGGGGAACGTGGTTGGGTTGTTGGCTCATTGTGGCACCCCCGTATTTGATCCGCCAGACACAACGCCATTATGTGTATGGGTTGCACCGATGTTGATGCCGTTGTGCGTCAGTGCATCGGATTGCAGGCTGATTGTTTTTGCTTTAATCGTCAGATCGCAGGGCGTGTCAATCGTGATTGTTTTGCGCTTTGCGTCGTAGCGGATTTCCGTGCCGTCCTCAAACTCGATTAGCTCAGTTGTCTGGCGCTCATCGATTGGGATGTCGGGGGCTTTGACGTCATCTGACCAAAGCATGCCCACTACCGAGGCGGTATTGAGATCACCGCTCATACACGCAAGCAGAATTTGTGCTTTTTTACGCAATGGATACCAGTATTTGTAATTGTTGGTGATTTTTGCCGGCATCGGTAGCCAGCCCGTCAAAATATCACCGCGTCGCGCGCGGAATTTACGGTGCTCCCAGTCAATTTTATCAACTGTGGCAATTAATATTGTATTGTGCAAGCGGCGTTTGCTGTCCGTCTGGTCAAAATTCATGGCGCCTCCGAGAGGTGTCGCAGGATGATCTCTTGCACGCCGGCCTTGTCTGCCGCCGTGATGCCTAGTAGTGGTCGCGCGGGATACTCGGCGACACCGTGTTTAAGCTCTTCGCGCAATCCGTAATGATGCGTGCGCGCAATGCGTCCGACGCGATTAAACCAGCCAACCCGTAGCCCATTGGTTGTATGTCTGATTTTTAAATGTTTGTTCTGTTTTAGTTTTTTATACATTTTACCCTTGCCGTCGCCGGTGTCGGGCTTGCGCGGTGCCCAGCGTTGACCGTCTGCCCCTGTTTGCGCTTTGATGCGCTTGCGGTTTTGCTCGCGCAGGTGGTAGCCAATATCGCGTTGTAGGCGCCTGAGCGCAACGGGCGATAAGCGTGCCATCTGTAGTGCGCACCATGTGTCGAGCTCGTCTAGATTATGCTCAAGCATCTTTGGCACCTGTCACGCTAACTATCCCGGCTTGGCGGATAATTGGGTCGGCGGCTTGATTGGCACAGTTGATGATCAACGTGCCGTCGACTAACTCGTTGGGTTTGTAAGTATCGATTAGTCCGTCAATGGTGATGCGGATGTCGACGCTGTCGTGATCGAGTATCTCCGCCTCATAACTGATGCCGTCTGCTTTGTGACCAGGCTGTACGCGGTGATACCACTCGCCGACGATATGCATGAGGATTTCGGGGGCGCGTGCGTAGTTGATGATGACCAAGGTCGCGTTGTACTCAAGCCTAAAATTGCTGTTGCAGTCGGGATCACCAGCGCGCGCGGGATAATGGCGCACTGTGCCCTTATCAGCAAAGGCGCTGATGTTTTCTGGCTCGATGCCAATGCCGGCGTCGAGCAGGGTGTCTCTGAGTTGCTTTAATGTGTGCATATATCTATCCGCTATTTTAATTGACCTATTTATATCTATTTGCTATAATTAACCGCATGAAAAAGATCACTTACACCAAAAAGGCGATGAAAGATTTGGCGAAAATGCCAGCCAATGCGCAAAAAAACGTGCGTGCAAAAATCAATCAGTACGCAACTGACCCCGCGTCGCTCGCCAACAATGTCATCAAGATGACTGGCGAGCCTGGCTATCGCCTGCGGGTGGGCGATTACCGTGTGCGCTTCGATGAATACGACACGGTGATTGATATTTGGCGGGTGCTGCCTCGCGGTCAAGTTTATAAAAAATAAGGAGATTACAGGATGCAAACCATCACACTTAACAACAAGGACTATGTCATCATCGAAAAAACCGCATACGATGAAATGTGCGCGGGCAGCGACAGTGAGCGTTTTCCATCTGAGTTTGTCGACAAGCTGTTTGACAGCGACAACAAAATCGGCGTTTGGCGTGAATACCGCGGCATGACGATGACTGAGCTCGCGGCGCGCATTGGCGTGTCGCAAAGCTATATATCCGATATTGAGCGCGGCAAAAAAGATGGCTCGATCAAAGTCATCAAAGCCATTGCGACAGCGCTTGATGCCGATATTGAGTTGGTTATTTAACACGGCGCTTACGCTCAAAATCCGTTTGGCAATCAATGCAACGTTGCGCACTTGGGTTGGCAGCGCGACGGGCAGCGGGGATGGGCTCGTCGCAGTCGATGCATTCAGTCGTGCCTTGTAACGATTGTCTTTGTCGCGCTTTGTTAATTGCGATATTGCGCGTCATTTCTTCGGTTTCGCTGGCTCTGTCAATGATGTCCATGGTGTTGATTTTTATCCAATTGCTTGTGTATAGATGTTTAATACGACAATTTGCGTAGTATTCGTTTGCCTGCGCTATCCAGCGGATCAGCGCGTGATTACTGCCGTCACTTAGCGCGGGTAGGTCAGCGCAGGGGGTAAGCGCGCTCGCTTCCACTGGTGGTGGCGGCAGCGTTGGCGGTGTCGATGGCTTGGTTGAGCAGGCGCACAGCGTCAGGCTCAATGCAATCATCGCGATGCTCAAGGGTTTGTAGGTACGCATTGATGTTGTCCTCCATGTGGCGTGCGGCGTTGTGTTGGCGCGTGCTGATCGCGGCAAACTCGTCTGAAAGTTGCGCATAGATTTTGTGCTGTGCTTTTTGCTGGTCAATCGCTGTTGTGATTGCAACAAGTGCAGCGTTAAGTTGCTGATGTTGCACGCTACGTTGTCCTGCGCGGTAGGCAAGCCCAATTGAAACGATGTTGTAGGCGAGCAAGACAAAAACCGCGATATAAATGTGTAATTTTTTAAACATAGTCGCTCAACCATTGCATCGCCTCGCTCTCGCGCCTAGCTTTGAGGACGGGTTTGCCCGCGGCGTATACCCAACGTCTAAGCTGATGTGGTACGCTTTGATAGTCGCCTTTGTTGAGTTCGCGCAACAACGTCGAGCGCTTAAATGCACCGACGCCGACGTTAAACACAAACGACACCAGCGCATCAAATTGATTGTCCGTGAGCGGTACACGCACGAGATCGTTAACCGCTTGCTCGGCGATGTCGTTGTCTTGATCAAGTAGCGCGGTGATATGTTTGTCGCTGAGCCCCGCGCGCCAATGCACTGGCTTGCCGGTGATGATGATTTTGCCACTGGTTAGCTCACTGCGCGTGAGTAGGTGGCCGACGCCGATGGTCGGTAGCCCGGCGGCGTCGTGATACATTTTATTGCGCGATCCCTCGCGCACGATTAAGGCGCGCATGCCTTGTGATGTCATTTGTCGCGTCATTTAAGCCCCCTTAATTTTTGCCAAAGCTCTAAAATATTGGTATTGCGATGTTGTTCAAAGGTATAAAACAGCGCGCGCACAAAAAACCACCCCGGCAATCCACACATAAAATAAACGGCGCCAGCCTGCATCGCAGAGAGCTCATCGGCAGCGGGGTTGAGTACGAGATAATGCGTCAGCACGTAACTGCCCAAACCGATGGACGCCATGACGGTGCTAATCATCGCGCTAAACCATTCTCTTGGGCTGCGCGGTTGTGCCATAAACATCACCACCACGGCGGCAAGGATAGGGCCGATGATATAGACGAGTATTTTGTAAATGATGCTGCCAAGCGCGGTTTGCGTCGCGCCGGCAAATGCACTATTAGTGATTGGATCTGGCATAATTAGTCCCATAATTTTATTGATGGTTTGCGTGGTGGTGCTTTGGGTAGGTCAGGCACGCTGATGCGCAACCCGGCAGGTAATATTGGTGGGTGGATGGCGTGAGGGTTATCCTCAATGACCGTCCCAATAATATCGGTACGCCCAGTGGTCCGGTAGCACAAAGCGTCGAGGGTGTCGTGTTGTTGGGTGATGACAATCATATTAATACCGCGGTTGTGCGTTTGCGCTCGGTGAGCAGTCGGACTGCCTCGCGCTCGCGTTGTTGCTCGTGCGCGATGCGGCGCTCGTATGCCTCAGCGCGCTCGTTGCCGTCGCCAGTGGTGTCGATGTCGCAGTATTGCTCGAGGATGTATGTTTTGACTCGGCGATATACGGCGGTTTTGTAGAGCGTTGTCTGAGTGCCGACGGGTAAACGATGGATGCCCAATTGCTGCGCGCGCCAATCAGCGATCAGCGCGTTAATCATGATGATCGCGACCTCAAAATGTTCCGTCAGGCGCTCGTTGGTGATTGTGTCGTCGTTGCGCATCTCGCGACGAAACTCGGATAAACTAAAATCCGGGAAAAAGGCGTCAGGATTGACGACAATGTCGGGCACTGGATGTTCATTCGGCTTATTTTTGGGGACCCATGCGCTCATTTTTTCACCTATTAAATAAAGAATTAAGGTGCGCGGTTGCGGTGGGAACAGAAACTTTCACAAAAACGTGTTCACCACCGCGCCCCCGCGCGGGCTGTAGAGAGAGTTATTCGCTGAGCTGTTTTTCCAACTTGCTAAATAGCGGTTTGCAACCGACTCGCTCGTTAAGTGCGAGCGCTTGGCGCAACCACTCAAGCGCGGTCGCGTCGTTGCCTGCGTTGTGCTCTGCCTCGCCGAGCGCGCGGTAAAGTTTGGCGCGGATCTCGTCGTGCATGTCGTATTTGCTGGTTAACGCCTCGACCGTCTGCAATTGCTCAAGTGTGAGCGTAGGTGTGTCAGATTTAATCCACGCCTCGGCCATTTCCTCGGCGAGCACTTCCTCGGTCTCGCGCTCAAATTGCTCGGGTAGGGCGAGATCGTGCTTGAGCATGTACGCGCCAATACTCAATGCTTGCGCAAAATCGCCGACGTCGATGGACCAAACCAATAATTGGCCGATGATTTGGTCTTGCACACCAGCGTCCTCGCTGAGCGTGCCCTCGATGTATCCGGACCATTCCGGCAACAATTCGGCTTTGGCCTCGATGCGTTTGCTCATCGATTTAATCGCTTTCAGCGCGCGCTTTTGTTGTGCGAGCTGGTTGAGCATGAGCTCGTAGTGTCCGCCGCTGAGCTCGTTGTCGCTTTCAGACGCTCGGGCATTTGCTGCCCGAGCCTCCTCGCGTTGCTTGTGTCTTTGTGCGGGTGTCATGGTGTGATCCTCCACTTATACCCAGGCGCTGCCATCATCGTTGGGTGTCTTAATGCCCTCAAGTAAGCAGCACGCGTCGTAGTCCTCGATGACGTACGCCTCGTTGACGCTGCGGTACTCCTCGATGCGGTCGAGTTTGGGGTTGTCATAATACGCGAGGCGCGTGGTGCCACTCTGGGTGTAGATGCTCAAATTGCTCAATGGCGTGATAAAAATGGCGTCCTCTGGGAAAAATGGAATCGCGTATGTCTTGTGTCCGCCAAGTGATTTATTGACCATCAGCGACTCAAGCGCCTTTCTCTCGCTCGGTACGTCGTTGCTGTCAATCAAGTGGAAATATTTGCTCGACAAGATTTTGCGCCCACAAATCACGACCAATTCGCTGTCTCGGTGCCAAGGCTCGATTAAGGTATTGACGGCGTCAAAGACGGCGGCGTCGACGTGGGTATAATCTTTACCGTTGATACTGCCAATTTTTGCACCGTTCATTACCGCGCTTGATTTGCTCTCGCGCAGGTGCTGTAACCAACCTTTATTGACGTCTTGCAACAGCGGGTTGGCGCTACGGTCGGTATTGGCAGCAACGCTGGTGCCGTTAAAGCCTATCATCATGCGATCGCGTCCGATTTGCTTGCTCGTGACCAAGCGCAACAAGCGTTGAAAATCTTTTTTATGGCGCCAGGCGTCGAGCGTGGCGTAACGCACAAATGTGTCAAAGTTGGTTTGATTGGCGCGGTATTTGTCGTTACTGAGCGAGGCGATGTTACGTGGCTTACGTTCGGTTTCGCCGTCGCTGGTATCTGTGCGCCCAGCCAACGTCGAGTTGACGCCGATGTGGATTTTTTCGCCTTCTTGGTTGTCAACAACGTAGCTATTGACCGACCTTAAGAAAGGATGGGAATCCTGGATTTTTTCAACCAGTATTTGCTCTGGCTGTGGCGCGACGCTGAATTTTGTGGTAGCGTCATCGACACCGTTTAACTCGGCAATCCTGTTTAAAAATTGGTTGTATTTTTGGCGGGTTAGCTTGTGCATAATTAGTCCTTAGCAGTCTGTTTCGATGGGGTTATTGGCGCTACTGCCGTCAGCGGTAGGACGGGTTGTGTAGTCGTCGTGATCAGAGGCAGGGGTGCGGTCGAGGGATTGCTTGAGCTCGTCAAAACTCGTTTGTAACGCGTTGTGTTTTTGCGCTAGCGCGTTGTATTGCTCAATGCGTGCTTTATCGCGCTTGCTGTAGTCCTCGATGACTTGCTCTATAGATTTGGCGACGTCTTTATAAAAAGCGCTGAATTGGCTGTCTGCCTTTTGGTTTTGCGCAGTGTCGTGCTTTTGTAGCAGCTCTTTGACGCGGGAAAAGATGTTGGATTTGTCAGCAGTCTGTGTATCGTCAAACTCAAAATCAGCGTCGTCGTATGCGCTAAATAAATGGGTCTTTTCTTGGCTGATCGCACTAAACATCAAGCGTTCGGTGCCGGTTGATGCGGGGCTGTCCGTTACGCCCAGGCCCACCAGATAGGCCTCGCCGCTGTCGGTAAAATTGGGGTCGATCTCAATGCTGGTGTAGATCTTTTGTTTGTCTTGATTCATTTTGACCAGTTCAGCGGTAGGCTCAATTGCGGCGAGTAATACCAGTTTGCCGTCGGCGTTTTTTTCGGTTTTGAGCGCGGTGACGTCGCCCATCGCTTTAAATGCGCCGTCAGGCACCAGCGAGCGCATATGCTCAATCCAGATGCGTGCGCCGTATTTGTTTGGGTCGTAGTTAGCGGCCATCTGTTTGATGTGCTCTGCGGTGATGACGCGTCCGTCGATAGTCTTGCCTTCGGTGGCGATGCGGAAATATCTCATTTTTTGTGGCTCCGGTGCGAGATTGCGAGTGATATGCGCATTGTCATCATGTCTTAAGCACCAATCAACGCCTAAGCGTCCGCCAAGGTCGTCTGCGGACGCTTGCTTGTTTTTTTAAGTCGTCAGCACAATGACAATAGCGCGCATGATGACGACTTATCCTGCCCCAAACCGTAAAAAAGCGGCGCTGATGTATTGGCGCGGCTATTCCTGCGCCGAGATTGCCCGGATCTTAGATGAGCCGGATGCGACGGTGCGTAGCTGGCACCAGCGTGACAAATGGGATAAAGCCAGCGTCGCCAAGCGTTGCGCAGAGCAAATCGAGGCGCGCTATGGTCAACTCATTGCCAAAGAGGATAAAAGCGCAAAAGATTGCAACGAGATAGAGTTGCTCGGCAAGCAGTTAGAGCGGGTTGCGCGCATTCAAAAATTTGAAAACGGCGGAAATGAAGCCGATTTAAACCCCAAAGTTAAAAACCGTAATAAGGCAAAAAAGCAAAAGGCCGAGGAAAGGGCAAGCAAGTGTGTATTTACTGACGCACAGATTGACGAACTCAAAGCGCATTTTGATGCAACGATGTATCCACACCAAAAACATTGGTACGCCAATCGCCACCACAATATGCGCCAAATCGTCAAAAGTCGCCAAATTGGCGCGACGTATTATTTTGCCGCCGAGGCGCTGCTCACCGCCATTGAAACGGGCAAAAACCAAATCTTTATTTCGGCGTCGCGCAATCAAGCCAATATTTTTAGATCCAATATCGTCGCTTTTGTCGAGCAGGCGACGGGCATCACATTGCGCGGCGAGCACCTGAAAATTGGGCCAGGTTGCATGCTGTATTTCCTCGGCACCAACAACAACACCGCGCAGTCATACTCTGGCGACCTTTATATAGACGAGTATTTTTGGATACCACGCTTTGACAAGATCCAGCACGTCGCCTCGGGGATGACGGTGCATGATGACCGCCGCATTACCTATTTTTCTACCCCGTCGACCACCGCGCACGAGGCGTATCCACTGTGGACGGGCGAGCACTACAATGCCGAGCGCCCGAAAAAAGACCACGTCAAAATAGACACATCGCATAGGTCGCTCAAAGATGGCGCGCTTTGCTCGGACAGTTATTGGCGCCAGTTGATTACCATCGAGGACGCCGTCAACAGTGGCTTTGATCGCGTCACGCTCTCACGACTAAAGCAAAAATTCCCTAATCCCGCGCAGTTTGACAACCTATTTATGGGTAAATTCATTAATGATATGAATAGCCTGTTTAAGATGCGCGACCTACAACGTTGCATGATCGACGCGCGTGCATCATGGGCGGATTGGCAACCGTTGCGCAAGCGTCCGTTGGGCGATTTGCCGGTGTGGATTGGCTACGACCCGAGCAGATCACAAGACGATTCATCGTTGGCCGTGATCGCACCGCCAACCGAAGCTGGCGGTAAGTTTAGAATCATCGAAACCCAGTCATTTAACGGCCTCGACTTTGAAGCGCAGGCGAACAAAATCAAGGAATACACAAAGCGCTACAACGTTAAATTTATCGGTATCGATGCGACGGGCATTGGTAAAGCCGTGCATGACTTGGTCACTAAATTTTATCCGCGCGCCCGCGAAATCATCTACAACGTCGACGACAAAAACGAAATGGTACTCAAAGCCTACCAGCTCATGCACCACGGCCGACTGGAATTTGACGCAGAGTCAACCGACATTGCCAGTGCATTTTTAACCATCCACCAAGCGCCAACCGGCGGTGGGCGCGTGACGTATAAAGCATCGCGAACAGCGAAAACAGGCCACGCAGACGTCGCGTGGGCCATCATGAATGCATTGAGCAACGACCCCTTGGGCGCCGTCGCGGACGCAGGCACGGGCAAAGGCCGTGGCAAATTAAAAGTTTTTTAAAAGGAGAGATTAATGAGCGACCAAAAAATAAAAGCATTTACCTTTGGCGACGAGCGCGTCGTCGTCAACGGCATCGAGCTGGTGCACTATTTTCAATGTATGCACAACGGCCAATATTACGAGCTGCCGTATAGCATCGAGCGCACGCCAAATACTTTTACTCGCTGCTCTATCTGCGCAGCTCATTACAGCTCAAAGCCGATATCTTGACCAGTTGCTATATCAAGCATCCGTTGCTATCAAAGCAACAATTCGCCAAACTCGCGATTGATTACCTGTGGTTCGGTAATTGCTACCTAGAGCGCGTGCGCAGTCGCACAGGTAAATTGTTGGCGCTCAAACACTCACCGGCAAAATACATGCGCCGCGATAAGAACGACCGCTATAAGTTTATAGCACAGGCCGACGGCTGGTTGGCTGACCCCAATGCGTGGAGCTGGATCGAGCAAATGCCCGTGCATACCTTCCCGGCTGACAGCATTTTTCATCTGCTGCAACCCGACGTCAACCAAGAATTATACGGCGTGCCAGAATGGTTGCCCGCAGTACAATCGGCACAGCTCAACGAAGCAGCGACCAAATTCCGCTTGCGTTACTACAACAACGGCAGCCATGCAGGCTATATCCTCTATATCACTGATCCAGCGCAAGACGAAAGCGACATCGAAGCGCTTGAAACTGCCTTGCGCGACAGCAAAGGCCCCGGTAATTTTAGGAACCTGCTCTACTACGCGCCCAACGGCAAAACCGATGGGCTCAAACTCATGCCAATCAGTGAAGTGACCGCCAAAGATGAGTTTTTTAACATCAAATCGATCAGTCGCGACGACCAGCTCGCCGCCGCGCGCGTCCCGCCCAACATCATGGGTATCGTGCCGACCAATACCAGCGGCTTTGGCAGCGTCACCGACGCCGCGCAAGTATTCGCACGCAACGAAGTCACCACCCTACAAGAGCGCTTCGGGGAAATAAACGACTGGCTCGGGCAAGACGTTATCAGCTTTAACCCATATCAAATCGCAATAGAGGAGGGCGCGAAAAAATAGAGACAGCGACGAGCGTGCTGTTCGGACCAGCACACTCGCCATCGCAGTGACCACGCCACTACGACCAAGGCTGCCCCGCCCCTCGAGGAGCGCGGGTAGCATACCACAGTAACTGTAAGAGTAACTATTGGAGGCAACAGTGGAAGCGCTACGCTGCGTTAAATGCAAGAAAATGCTGGCAAAAAAGTTTGATGGATACATCAATATTAAATGCCCGCGATGTAAGCATGTACAAACCGTACATAAAACCAAAAGATAGCAATCAGCTATTAGTCATAAGAGTGCCATTGAGCGCCGTTTTTATCTTTGAGTGCCATCGAGCGCCAAAAAAATGGAGCAACAATGTACACTCAAGCACCCCTGCCATTTATTGGCCAAAAACGGAAATTTATCAAGCTATACAGTCAAGTGATCAATGAGCACATCGAAGCAGACGGCGACGGCTGGACGATCGTCGATGCTTTTGGTGGCTCTGGATTACTCTCACATGTTAGCAAGCATATCAAGCCCAAAGCCCGCGTCATCTACAATGATTTCGACGGCTAGGCAGAGCGCCTGCGCAATATCCCCGACACCAACAGATTACGACAAACCATTGCGCAGATCGTCAAAGACTGCCCGCGCGGCATCCTCATTCCACCACAAATTAAGCAGCAAATATTCGCGGCCATTGACTCATTCGACGGATACATTGACCTCGATGCACTGACTACCTGGATATTGTTTTCCGGGCAAATGGTCGGCTCGCTGGAGGAAATGCAAAAAAAATCCTTCTATAACAAAATGAGACGTAACGACTACCCACCAGCGGATGGCTACCTCGACGGCTTAGAGATCGTCAATGAGTCATACGAAACGTTGCTGCCTCAATATAGCGACCGAGACAAAACCTTATTTGTATTAGACCCGCCGTATGTGTGCACCAAGCAGGGCGCCTATCGCAAAGCAGGCTATTTTGGGATGGTTGAGTTTCTGGCGCTAATGCGGATGGTCCGTCCGCCATTTATATTTTTTAGCAGCACACGCAGTGAGCTCCCTGCCTATCTTGAGTTCATTGTTCAAAACAAACTCGAAGGATGGGATAGATTGATTGGCTACAAAACCCTCAGCATACAAGCACATATCAATGGCAACGCCATATATGAGGATAACTTGATTTACAAATTTAATTAATAATCACCATAAAGCAGTGCTACCGACACCAATGTCGGTAGCACCACCTCATCACGTAGTGTTGAGCTCTAGCACATGACTACCATAACAGCATATTATTAACATTTGGTGCCTTCATAAATGAAGGTACCAAAATGCGTGATCGGGGCCAGACCCATCCACTCACCAGACCACCACCTCATCCCCCACACAGCGCGCTCTACTCCCCGCCTCGCCCGCGACCTTTTGGGGTGGTTTTTTACATAGCAGGGTAGGCGGGCGGATATGCGACAGGGCAGGGCTTAGGCGGGCAGAGTTATGGTTGATAATCTGATGCGTTTTGATGCACTGCAATCATAAAGTATCGCACCCATAAAATGAGTATAGGTCAAAAGTGCCTATAGGGGCTGGGGAAAGTGCAATATTTGCAATTCTTTCATTTTTTACCGCTTAAGCATTTGAAAAAAATAAATAAATTTTATTGCAAAAAAGTGCAATAAAATGCCATAAAATATTGCACTTTTATTTAAGTTATTGAAATTATTTTGTTTTAATTTTAGGGATTGTTGCAAAAAAAAGTGCAAGCAACTTGCATTTATATTGCAAAAATATTGCACTTTAATAAATCATATTTTCCTATATATATCAACTTGATGAGTGCTGATTTGCAAAAATATTGCAAATATTGCACTTTTCCCACCCCCTCAAAAAATATGGGGCGGTTGCTTTTGTAGCAGAGTCACTTAAGTTAAAATCGGAGGGGTGATAACAATCAACTATATTTTTTATAATTAAGCGGTCTTTGTTTATTTGATACTTTTACGTTAAAAATACGTCTGCACAATGCCAACTGCCTGATTATTATATGTTGTTTTCTGCTGGCCCCGGGCACCACATAAAACTGTTTATTAACAAAATTTTCTTATGACTGGCGTAAGGATGGCGTACTTAAATTGACCTTCCGCGCTTTTTCTCTCTCGCCTCCTTTTCTTCAAGCTTGTGCTTACGCACTTCCTTCTGCTCTTCCACGCGATCATAACTCCGCTCTTGAGACTGATGACGCTCTTTATCTTCAGCAACGTTAGCACGAGCCATCATGAGCCCTGCTTGGACTTGCCGCTTGACGGCCTGAAGCCCAGCGATACGATGTAAGTCAGAAAAATCACTGTATTCTCGACCACGTTGCGACGTTGAAAATTTCGGTATGATGTATTTGCCGTTCACAGCCTTGGCTGCAACTTTTGCGCTTTCCAGACCGCTATTTTTCAAACCTCTATCAACGTTATGTTGGTCGTTGTCTCCAGCAATGAATATGCTACGATAAGGGTACATGGACTTAAACTCTTCGGCGACGGCTTTCAAGTTGCTATAGTCGAAGAATTGAAAAAGTATTACGGCGTTGGCTCGCCTTGCCGTACTATCTGTACTGTCTGCGGCTCGCCGCCTTGTACTACTTTTTCACTTCTCCGACTATATCTTGAAAAGCAACAACAACCGGCTCGCCGATCGCCATGTGAATACTGGCGGCTGTTGCAACACCGGTGCTGATAATGATCGGTTCATTCTTGTCTTGCGCCTTCAATGCTGATTCACCAATCACATTGAATCCGCCCTGCGCTTTACAACCACTTTCAAACTGCTTAAAGCCATTGCCGCCAATGCGCTGCAAGCTTTGAATCTCGTCGTCTTTATTTTTAACCGGCACAACAAGGTTGCCGAGTTTATCAACACGCAAGTCTAGCTTGTCGATGATGTCCTGATTAAGTCCTTTTTTCGCCAAATAAGGATGGTCAGGTGTGGCTTTGGGTAGATTCTTCTGTTCCTCGGTCGCTTTCCGGGCATTTTCCTTGTATTGCTTCTCACGTTCCTGGTCACGCTTGGCTCGTTGTGCGGCTAAAACAGCTTGCTGCTTTGCCAGCTCTTCAGGTGACAGCTGCTGCTCACCGCCACGCCAGTTTTCTTTGTGGCCAGTCACAAAGTTTTGGATATACCCAGCCGGGCGTCCATCCAAGTGCAGTTTGTATGCACCATCTTTACCACGTGGCCGCCCTTCTACCGGTACACGATGCAATTCACCGTCAACTTTGATGTCATTGACAATCAAACCGGCTTGCTTTATCGCATTGGCAAATTCTCTGATTGGATCGGACTGCTGCGGTGCTTGTACTTCAGATTGCGCTTGCTCCTGAGTTTGCGGCATCCACTTCTGCAAAGATTTTAGATCCGTGCCTTCCGGTGCATACCAACTTTTTGCTTTGCCATCCCAACGAGCGCCTAATGCTTTAGCTTGGTTCTTTTCAGCATAAGGAACATCCAAATAAGTCCGCTCTTGTGTTTTAGTAGCTACTTGACGTGGCGATGGGTTAATTGCCGCCTTAACCTGCTGTAAAACATCATCAACATTTGAGATATCTTGTTGTCGGCCATCATTGGCGTACTCATCACGTAATTCTTTTAACGCATTTTGTAATTTACCCAGTTTTTCACTGCTACTGCCGTCAATGACATTCGTGCCAAAAGTATGCGACCGGGCAACCTCGGTTGCCAAAGCATCTTTACTTCGTAGCGCGTGGCGTTGCTCAAGTATAATAGCCAATGTTTGACTTGCGATTTTGAATGGCATGAGGATTGATTTTGCCTGATGGATTGGCTGGTTCTCTTTTGAGGCTGGCATAAGATTTTAAGCCGTCTTTAGACGGCTTTTTTGTGGGTGAGAAAACTGAGGGATGGAGTATGAAGGCGGTTATTTGTATGCATTTTAATGGTTAATGACTAAGGAGTAAGGAATGTTTTTAAAGCGATTTTCTGCGTTTGCGCTGGGGTTGATGTGGTCGGTATCGGCTATGTCGGAGGATTTGGCTGTTTTGATTCAACAGGCAAATGCTGGCGATACTGAGGCGCAAATTGCACTGGCTAGTTATTATCAAGAGCATCAAGATTATGAGAATTTTATTCTGTGGATAAAAATGTTGGCGGGTGAGGGGATTGCTCAGGCGCAATATAATTTGGGCTTGTTATATGAACAAGGATTGGGGATAACTCAAGATTATGCGCAGGCTGGTGAGTGGTTTTTAAAAGCCGCGGAGCAGGGAGTTGCAGAGGCACAATTCAATCTTGGGGTGATGTATAAGCAAGGATTAGGGATAGCTCAAGATTATGTGCAAGCTAGTAAGTGGTTTTTAAAAGCCGCGGAGCAGGGAGTTGCAGAGGCGCAATTTAGCGCTGGCAATATGTATTATCAAGGGTTAGGAGTTGATAAAGACTATAAGCAAGCTAGTTATTGGTTTTTAAAGGCTGCTGAGCAGGGGCATATTAAGGCGCAATTTAATCTTGGGTTGATGTATAACCAAGGGTTAGGGGGTTCTCAAGATTATCATCAAGCTAAAGAATGGTATTTAAAGGCTGCTGAGCAGGGTGATGCTGTTGCTCAATATAATCTTGGGTTTATGTTTTATAGTGGGGAGGGGATAGGTCAAGATGAGGCGCAAGCGGTGAGGTGGTTTTTAGCGGCGGCTAAGCAAGGCGATGTTCAGGCTCAGTTCAATCTTGGGGTGATGTCTCTTAGGGGGCAGGGGATGGCTCAAGATCATGCTGCTGCGAAGCAATGGTTTAAAAAAGCTTGTGATGATGGTAGTCAAAAAGGGTGTGAGGCTTTTCGCGGGTTAGAGGAAAAGTAG